ATATTGATATGGACATGGATGTAGATTGGAATGATTCTAATGTAGAACTATTTGATGATCTGCCTCTGGTAGAGGAGGCTGTTATAGATGACATAGTTATGGAAGAGGAAATGTTTGTAGAAGAATTTACAGAAGAAATGCAAGAGGAGTTTATAGAAGAAGTGTATGAAGAATTTGTAATAGAGACAGAACCTGAACCAATGCCTGAACCAGAGCCGGAGCCAGTAGAAGAGGTGGCCATGGTAGAGGAAGAAATCATAGAAGAAGAACCAATCGAAGAGGAAATTATAGATGAAGAAGTTGCAGAGCAACCCAGTAGCGAAGAAGTTATTGCAGACGAACCAGCACCGACAACAGAGATTGCCAAACAAGAAGAAGTTGTCGAGGAGCCAGCTCAAGAACCTAACGCAGATGTGGAAGTTGATTTAGATATTAAGGTCGCTGCTATAGAAAAAGCAATACAAAGCAAAGTATCAAACGAAATGCAAAGAGTTAGCTTAACACTCGATGTAATTAATGAAGTTGTATCTCGTGAGATGACAGCAAAACAAGCTGATATTTCTAGTTATTTTGATACAAATGCTGCACTGTTTGACACACGTCAATTACCAGGCGGCGACCCTATGTTCTTCATGCAGGTCAGTCTTGCTAGTTATGATAAAACAATATATGCTACACAGGCAAATATTGTAGGCACTGATCCTTTAGTACAGCATCAAATCAAAATGATAGAAGCAAAGAAAAAGACGTCAGATGCATACAGGAAACTAATGGAGAAAATAAATGCCAGATCTAATCAATAAACTATCTAGTTATGCAGCACTCGTTGGCGTCGTTGGCGCAATCGGTGGTGGTTTTTATGCATGGGGTGAATTTAATACAAGACTATCAGCAATAGAAGAACAAGATTTTGTAATCAATCAACAAGTTGATCTTACAGATACACATGATCGTATTACAGAAGGTGACAAAGAAGTTATGCAAGAGTTACGAGCATTGTCACAAGTTGTTGAGTCGTTAAAATCAGACACGTCAGTTAATCAAGCAGCAATAGATTTTTTAGATGCAAAGATAGACGAACTAAAAGCGTCATTAGATAATCCGTTACTGTAATGAAACTCTCAGACTCGACACAAATTTCGTTACCGGCGCGTAACCTTTTAGCCATCCTGGCTGCCGTAGCGATCGGCACTATGAGCTATTTCACTATTGTTGAAAGATTAAATCGAATTGAGACAACACTACAACTAATGGAAAAAGATATAGAAGCCGCTAATACTTTTGTAGACGGTGTGCCCAAAGGAAATATGGTCAGTCCACAAGTGCAAGAGCTCTACATGTTGGTTGAGTACCTTGGTGAGAACGTAGAAAAATTAAAAGAACAGATGGAAGCAGAAATACCAATGATACTTAAAAACGATATGGTTATACAATTTCATGAAGATCGTATTATAGATTTAGAAGAGAGAAAGAATGGAAACCATTAAAGTTGTTTTTGCAATACTCATGATACAAAATGGTTCTACCATAGAAATGGTGCCGACCGAGGGACTTAGCGATTGTCTCAAACAGAAGCGCATTATTTCTCGTAACATTGGAGAAGACCAAGAAGGTATATACATGAGCTGCAAAGAAATAGAGGCTGTTGTGTACGAAGACATGGGCAGACTAAAAATCAAAAAAATCGTAGAATAATACACTTGCTAACAAAAGCTAAATTTAGTATACATTAGCAATGGGATTACCCAAAAAATTATCAGAGCAACAAAAAAAGTTTGCAGAATTATTGGTATACAATGAGGGACGTAAAACACCTACAGAATGTGCTAAAGAAGCTGGCTATGCTGAAGGATCTTGTCATGTCACGGCTTCAAGATTACGTGACCCAAACTTTAGTCCGCTCGTCGTCAAATACATTGGCGAACTTAGATCAGAGATACAAAAGAAGTATGAGGTTAGCTTTGAACGGCACATCACAGAACTCGGTCGTATACGCCAAGAAGCTCTTGCAAAGGGAGCTTTCTCGGCAGCTACAAATGCGGAGGTTGCGCGAGGCAAAGCA